GCATGGGTTTCTCTACAAAACCACCACCACTTATCGGTGTCATTACTAAAAAATCTTCATCAACACCGACTTGCATCAAATTCATATTTTTATGCCATGATCTAGTTCTTTCATCAACTGCTGATGCCCATTCTTTTATTGGTCTACTAAGACCAAGACTTTTGATAATTTCTTGATTACCGAAATTCATGGCAGAATGTGTCTCTGTTCTTGCAATCATGGTAGATCGCCATAGAGAAAATGCTACAGAATTTCTTATATTTTTTGCTATCGTATCTATTTCTTGACCTGTATCTAGACCTCTTGTGATCTCTAATTTGATTGATGCTCGTGTTGTTTCTGTGATGTTTGAGACATTCATAGCAGAGAATTGTGAGGCATATTGTAAAATTATTGGATCTATTGAATCCTCTTGTTTTTGCATTCTAGTTCTTTGAATTCTGTCTCTCATTGTTTCAATGATTCTTCTTGTATTCTTGTCGAATATCTTTTTTAGTTCTTGTGAGAATTTTGTGTATGTTTCGCCTGATATTTCTTGATTTCTAATATATTCTCTTTCTGTTCTATCTCTGTATTTATAGAACAGTTCTCGAATATCTTTTCTCATGGCATTACTGAGGGTAAGCAATAATCTCAATAATTCTTTGTATTCTTTAGCCCTGTTTAATCTTATCTTCGCCATAAATCATTCTAAGTGTTTCATCTAATAATTCTTCTTGTGTCCCCCATTTTTCAGTAAATTCTTTTGGATTCTGATGAAATGATTCTTTTGATGTTCTATGATGATATGGACATAATGGTATGGTTTCATAATGAGTTGATCTCTTAGACATGATACCTTTTTTGATGTGATGAATCTCTGCAGGTGAGTCGTAATACCCCATTTTTCTGCAAACGATACAACATAATTCAGCAACTTTCCTGAGATGTTCTCGTTCTTTTTTGTTCATATATCCCTCTCATTTGAGAGTATATCATTTTTTTGTTGATAATGGGTGATCTTTAGGCAACAGATCAAGATCAAATTTGCCACTTCTGAATCTACCTGTTCTGACTGCTGTGAGAAATGCATTTACTCTTGCATAAGCCCATCTATCTTCGCCACCCTGTGCTCTTACACTTGGTCTGACTGAACTAGGATTCGTTCTATATGCACCGACACCTCTTCTAAAAACTGCACCTAGCATTCTTACTGTTACTCTTTTTCCTTTTTGATTACCATATTTTTCATTATGTTTGTCTACTTTACCTTGCAGTCCTATTTTGACTTTTTCTGTAAGTGGTGCTTTTTCTTCGTATGATCTTACTTCTTCATTGTCAATACATGCCTCTTCTATGTATTCATAATCTTCCTCATCTTTTTCTTCTTCTCGCATGATTTGATCTCTTTTAGTCTTTGACCATGAGAAACCTGCATCACCACCCCATAAAGCCCATGCGATTCTGCCTGCTGAAGGGTATCCATCTTCGCCTCTTTCAAATCCCTCTGCTTGTTTATCTACTTCATGTCTAGAAAAAAATGAGTACATTCTTAATACTGTGTTTGGCGACATTCGTTCTTTATTGACCAACTGATTTGCCCTTGCAACACCAACCTGTGTTCCACCACGACCAAATTCTTTTCGCCATTCTAGACCTCGTTTTGCCTCTTCTGCCATTGCATCTGTACCAACCAAATCTAAATCATCAAGTGCCTTGTTGTCTCTTAATCTTTGTTCATATTCATCATGTGTTTTACATGGCATATAAACCATTTGTCCATCTTGATTATGTGAATGTATGCCCTGACAACCTAATTCTTCAGCACGATCAATTGCCTCTTCTTCTGTTGAATATGTATCAACATCAACTGCCTCTTTTGTGCCATATATTGCATTGAAATCTTTTTCTGCACCTTCAGGATCTACAGGCTTTGCATTTTCTTGATCACTTGTGCCACTGACCTCACCAATAGGAAATAAATTACTCGGAATGTATAAATCATCACCACCTGATACATCTTCTAGACCTAATCGTTCTCTTGCCTCATTTCTTGTGAGTATGCCTGCCTGAACACCTGCAACGACATTTTCATAAATCTGTTTTCTTTTCTCTGTCATAGCAGGTATCGAATCTAGATCATATCGTAATGAAATATTACCCTCATACAGTGGTGCGAGAAACTCATTTAAATCAGATTCGACTCTTTTTAATATTGGTATAATTGTTTCTTCATACAATGATAGTTTGGCAGTTTCCATATTTGAATATGTGTTTGCCTCTGGTATTCCTATTAGTTGTGCAGGGACACCAAATGATAATGCAATTTCTCTCGCTGACATATTTTGTAAATCTTGAAAGTCCATATCTTTGGGTGATAATCCAAGTTGTGTGTAATCGAAATCACCCTCTAAAAGCATAGGTCTGCCTGAGTTATGACTACCTTGAAATCTAAATTCTAAATCTTCTAACAGTCTTGCTCTCTGATCATCTGTCAGTGTTGTAGACATTCCTGATTCATCTGTTGGCTTAAATTTTAACATACCACTTGGTGTCGCACCATTTTTCAAAAGTGCCACATTATGTAAACCTGCAAGATTGTGTTGATCAATGTTGTATGCTGATGCCATCATTGGTGATGATCCATAATAATCATCTAATGGATTCCATAATTTTATGTGTTTGATTTGAGAAAGACCTGTATTTTGATCGACTGGGTATTTTACTTTTTCGACACCATTGATGATGTATTTGTATGCTGAGGGTATTATTGTCGTACTTGATTCTATTTCTATTCTGTCAGGTCTAAGTAGATATAATTCATTAGGCATCTTGATTGCATCTGAATCTCTAAGAATATAACTGTTGCCTGAAATCATGAGAAATGAGTATAGACTTGAAAAAAACTCTGTACCACTCTGTGTTGGATTCGGTCTTGCCAACAAACTGATTAATTCGTGATTCTCTAACTTAATGTCATCATCATATACACAAAGATCAACTGCTGATGCACTGTCTGATATTAACTTGATACATCTGTGAACGATTGCATTTTCTTGATAACCCTCTTTGGCATAGTCTTTGTATCTTCTTTGACCTTTTTGTGTCTCGGCATACAACCTATTGATCATGATTGTTGGCGCCTCTTTGGTTTGTTTTACAACCTTTTCTTGTGTCTTGAAGAACTTATCAAGTATACCCATCTAACTAATCCTAAATACTGCCTGACCTGAACTCTGTAATGATGTTATCGCCCAGACCAATGCATCAACTCTATCGTCATGTTGTGATTTTACATTATTTCCTGTGAATTGACACATCTGTTCTTCTAATTCAGTTAATATTCCCACATGATGTACTCTTTTTTGTTCGTACAATGCTGATATTGGCTCTGCTCTGATTATTTTTCCCCTTGTTGCTCTTACACTTTTGTAAGAAATAGTTTGTTCTTTTGTTCGTAAAAGTCTTTCAATGAGATCACCACCATTATTTACTTCTGCTACTATCCTATCGCAATCATATTGATGATACAAACTGATTGCTTTGTTAATCCATGTATCAGGATTATTTATCATACTTGAATCATTCAGAACATAGAAATGATTTTGTGAATCTCTACCTGCTACTATTATTCCTGTCTCATCTGAATTAGGGTTGTTTGTGACTGCTGGATCAATTGCAACAACAATTCTTTCAAGATCAGGAACATTTTGTACTCTTGATTGTTCTATCATATCAATATTGAATAAAGCACCCTCGATATCTTCTAATATCTCAGCATATAATTCTTGTCTACCAAGTCTTGTTCCCATATATCTTTCTTTGAGCATTTCTACTGACGATCTAGCTAGATTGTCTACATTCTCGAATGTTGTACCTCTGATAACCTTAGTATCATCTCTTTTTGCCAATGTTTTTATTATCTTAGTTGGTCTCGGTGTTGTTGTGATTATACATTTAGGCTCTTGTCCTAATCTTAGTGCCATCATCAGATTGTCAAAAGATTCAGGATATCGCCAAGATGCTAATTCATCACACCATGCTCTGTGAAACTGCACACCTCTCAATCTATCAGGCTCTTGTGCAGGAAAGCCCATAATCTTTGATCCATTATAGAAATTTATTTCATTATTAGATTTATTATATCCAGATTCATCAAGTAAATC